CTATTATCTTGCGTCTTTTCTCGGGGGAGCCATAAGCCACATCAACGCTTCTGTGCATCGCAAAAGTAAACAAGTCGTTACGCCACGCGGAATCCATTATCGAGAGCGGGCATATAACCAGCACACGATTTATACGCCCTTGCTTTATCAGGAAATCAGACGCCCAGATTGCCGAAGCGGTTTTACCTGTACCTTGCTCATTAAAACAGAAGGCTCTTCTGTTTTTAGTTAAGAAAGCCGATGTACTTTTTTGATGTTCAAAGGGTTTATACTGACCGGGCCAGTCGTAACGTCTTTCTATAGGTGATGGCACGTTAATATTTAATTTATTCAGGACGTGAGTTTCATCGATGCCCCATTTCACCAGAACATTGTTGTCATCTACTTTACGACTTTTTGGTATAATGGTAGTGACTTGTTCAGGATTACGTAGCTTCAGCAGTAGTGCTACGTTTTTTATTATCTCCACTATCGCTCTCCCTTAATAGAAACTAACTTTTCTTTCTCGGTTTCTGTCCGTTCCGACTACGATTTTTACTAGGACTCATTAGTCTGTACCCATCTGCATTAGTACCGCCCTTACTCAACATTTTGTTGTGACTTACGTCCTTGCCCCTTCGATAACTTTTACCCTTTGCTTTATCTATTTTTCGTCTCGCCCTCTGACGTTCCATACGGTTTTTATGTTCGCCGCGTTTCTTCTGCATTTGGTATTCGTGTTTGTAGGGGCGTGGGGATTTTGTGTAGGGCATCAGTTTCTTCCATTGTGGGCACATTCGGTGACAGCACAGTGCCGTCTGCATAACCCACTAGGTTTAGGGTTCCACATATCATTTTTAAATGCTTGTTCTAATTTAGAGTAATCAGCCAACCACTTCTCCCATAAAGCGGGTACTTGTTCTTTTGTATATACATCTTTTATGAGGTCTTTTGAAACGACAAATAACAAACCCGCCTTTACTTTTTCGACCTGTGGAAAATGTTTGAAAACAACAAGTGCCATCAACTCTAACTGACCCTTGTCAGCGTATCGTGCAGATTTCCCTGTTTTATAATCCACCACCCATGCTACATCGTCATCCAATATTATTAAATCTGCGATACCTCTGAACCAAACACCTTCATCCGTAAACCCACAAGGCTCTAAGTCCTTAGTAACCCCTAACTTATATTCACATAACTTATTACCCGGCTTTGCCCGGAGCTTGTCTAACGTAGCCACCGCATAATCAAATTGCGGGGGCATTGGCTTGTTGTCTCGTATGTACTCTTCGGCAGCGGTATGAAATGCGGTACCGTACAACATAGCCTCAGTTTCAGATTCAACATAATCCCTTGCAATCCTCATGTGGTAGAATTGTTTAGGGCATTGTTCAAACGCTTTTATTTTACTGAAAGACCAAGGAGTTATACTCAACCACAGTCTCCATATGACTTTCCTACCCCTGATTCACAATCAATTGGTAAGTCTATAGCCCACTCAGGCACCATACGCATACAAGATTCCATATAACTCCGTGCTTCCTCGACTTCTTCATCCGGCACACAGCACACAACCGAATCGTGAACTGTCAACACAACCTTGTATCTCTTTGAGATTTCTAGCATTTGCTCGCCAATGATGCAACGAGCGAGAGCCTGACAGACATTCTCTATGGCTTTCCCACCATAGATGCGGGTTCGGCCTCGTCTGGTTTTATAAGTGTACTCAACTGTTTGAGTGGGTATGCCGTCAAATTCGGTAAGTATTGTATCCCCCCGCAGATCTTCATAACGCATAAACAAACCAGAGGGCAGCTCAAGAGCACAACGTTCTGCATCTACCGATAACAGGTCATCACGACCAAAAGAAACAGCATCGCCACGAGAAAGATTAACAATAGTCTGTTGAGCGTCTCGCCATAGAAAGGTTATATTGTAATTAGCCTCTCTGTATATTTTTATGACCCTTCGTGCTTCGGCCAACTCCATATCCACGCCAAATGTCTTGAGTTGATCCTTAAATTTAACTGCTCCCATACCATAACCAGCACCAAGAATAGTTGTCTTGCCAACGAATCGTTCTTCCTTGGTTACATCTGCTTCATCCTTGCCATAAATCCGTGCCGCCATTTTGACATACACATCTTCATTATTGGCAAATGCGTCTATAAGATTTTCTTGCCCCGCAAGCCACGCGAGAATACGTGCCTCTATCTGAGCAGAATCGGCTTCAACCAAAGAATGCTCAGGAGGAGGTATTATACTACGCTTTAACTTCTTACCGTGTATGCCCCTACTCGGGAGATTCTGTAGGTTAATCTTATCATCCCCACCCCATCGGCCTGTGTGAGCCGCGTAGTATTTGACAGGCACAGGCAACAGGCCACGCTTCGAGATGTCTATAAACCGTTGTGTCCTAGTTTCTTCCAGTGTGCTCTTGTTCCCGAGCCGAGCTGCAACTAATGTTTGTACGGATGGATTTTCGTGGTTGGTAAGTGCTATGAAATCTTCGTCAGATTTGGCAAAAGCGAATGTCTCTTTATCAGTAGTTAGGCTTATTTTAGTAGGAGGAATAACCCCAAACCCTTCAAGCAATTTGGCAAACTTGGGGTTACTCATAAGATCTTTTTTATCTACTCCGGCGTCACCTAACAATTTGTCTTTGTGGTCACGTGTCTCTATAAGATGTTGTTCGAGAAGCCCAAGATCCAAATCTAATACGGGGTCTACAAACATCCGCAAGGTAAGGTCTATCAGTTTAAGTTCCTGTCTAGGAAAACCCTTACCTATTTTCTTGAAGAGTGCATAAGTTAACTCAACGTCGTTTATACAGTAATCTCCATATCTTGAGAGTTCTTCTTCCGAGAAGTCTTCCCTTCTCTTTCCGAGTGCATCTGATACGGCTGTGCCTTTAGTTCCCAAAGCATATCTCTCAGCCAACGCATGGAGACTTGCGCTAACTTCCACCCCGTCCACAGCACGGGCAATACACAAAGTATCGGTATAAGCGCGAGGAGTGACATCAAAAATCCAATTAGCAATGGCACCATCAAACATAACATTGTGACCGAGTAACATAGCCTCTTGCCAGTTGAATGTTTGTAAAAACGCTTTGGTCTGTTCCTTCGTCCCACTTGCCCACTCCGTTTCATTATTATTTACCTTTACTCCTACCCCGATAACTTCAAACCGAGGATCGCGTATGTACTCTTCCGTTGTCATCTTTGACAATGAAAACTCTTTGTCATAATAAGTTTCAAAGTCTATGGTTATTAAGTCCATTGGCTGTTCTCCGATATTATTTTAAGAACAGAATGCTCGGTTTGGTCTTGGTCATTGTGTGATAGTCCAACTGCACCTTCAGTGTGTGTATGATTTTACCCGCAGAGTTATTCATCTCTGAGGCTACCTTGGGGGTTATGTTTCCCGTTCTTAGATCATCAAAGGTGTCGCATAATTCGTTACGTAGATCTGTTATGTTCTTCATTTCTGTTCTCCATTGTTGAGATATCTTTGTATCCTAAGGTTCACTCTTTTTAATTCAATTAGTTCTGGTGGCGGGTTAACACCACATTTCAAAACCTTTTTCACGTAACTGTCGTGTAGGTTATCCCTTTCGGCTTGGCTTCTCGCTCTAAAGGCTTCCCTATTCTGCGCGTAGTTCATTTTACGCCGTGCGACTCTTTCGGCACGTTCATCGTCTGTAAGGCGGGCCATATATGCCAAGTCGTAAGCCTTTTTGGCTACCTTCTGTTCGGGGGTCATAGGTTTTCTAGCTAGCTTCTCTGCTTCAGTGCGGGGCTTACGGTTCTCCCTACGTTTGTCTCGGTTGGCCTTATTCCAAACGCGGGTTAACGCGTTTCTACGTTCTTTACGTTCTTCGGACAGGGCTGCAATCCACGCACGATTATAAGCGCGTCGATGTTCTTTCTGTTCTTCGGACATGCTTTCACGATATTTTTTATTTTCCTCTCGCTTACGCTCCCGCCAGCCCTCGTCGGATATGTTCTTAGGTCTAGTCATACCTAACCACCTTGTTCCCAAGCCTTCTCTTCATCCTGTAACTGATTCCAAGTAAGTTCACCTCCACACGCAAGATAACCGCACCCGTCTACCCAATTGTCAAAATTAGACTCATTGCTTCCTAAACGGGCAATCTTTAAGAGGGCCATCATAATTGCTACATCCACAGCAGTTACTTGTGTGCCAAGATGTTGTGACCAATATGTGGCTATAGTGGAAAAATTATCTTCCATATTGCCGTGTTCGTCGGCTCTGTCTTTCGTCACGTATGTCTCGGCAGTACGTAACACCTTTGCGCGTATTTCAGCACGATCATATGGCTTGGGCTGTTCGTGAAGTGGTGGATCAAAAGGTAGTTCTAATTGTTCAGACATTTTGTTCTCCCTGTTAGCTTGTTGTTGTGTGTGTATTTACATACCCTAGTCCCCGGGCTCAGGTTCTTCGTCAGGTTCTTCTTCCAAATCCCATGTTGCACCAGCTACAATGGCGTAACACACGGCGCATTTGATTGATTTATTAGACAGCAAATAGCAGGCATTATGCCCACAATCGAACACCACTACTTCCACTTCTTCTGTTTGTACATCTCTTTTTCTTGGGAATTCTATGATGTTATCAGAAGTCAATTTTGTTAGCCTCCATCCAAGCGACGGCAATTTTTAAATCACGTCTGCTTTCCTTGGTTAAGACACAAACAGGAAAACAATTCCTGTCCCCAAAACTGCTTTCTCCTTCCTCGCCATCATAAGCCCACGTCGCAAAAGTTCTGACGTATTTCTCACCATTAGCCTCAAAACAATCAAACAAATAACCTTCCGTATACATCACAGGACATACTAACTTATTTCCGTCTGTAAGTTTAACCATAGCGCTGTCCCCAATTATATCTCTCCAACATATAGTTATGCGTGGGTAATGAACGCCACCTACTTTTACAGAATCTATTTGTTTATTCATTTTGGGCGCTTTGCTTCCGATTCAAAAAGGTGCCTCCCCCAGTAAGGGGAGGACTAACGTAACGTGTTTCTCCGGTGATAGCCCGTGGGGAAGGAGACTTGAACCTAAACACCGACAAAGGTCCAATCAAAACCTACGCCTATCACTGTGGAAGGATACTTTAGCGACCTCTCTCCCACTTAGTCGCCCATGCCGAAAATGTAAAAAACATGGGAGGTCAACTACTTGTTACCCCAACGCGATCTCAACTTCCTTACGCGGTACCACATGCGAGGAAAATTTGGTATAAAACGAGCGGGATAAAAAATACGCTCGCCAAATAAAGTAACATTTTCAAATTCTGATCTAAACGCTGCTGGGCAATCAGCGGGAGCAGTATCTTTAATTTTCTGTTTAATACGCTTCAACGACTTTTCCTGCACCATGTCAGCATTAAGCGCGTCGTTCAATTTACTCGCTGCTTCTTGGACGTTCCCTTCCTTTTCCAATTTAGCGGCTTGATCGAACAACAAATCCTCCAAACGATAATTCTGTTTAAGTATCAATGCCATGTAATATATCCAAAACGTCTGCCATATTATCTTCGTTAATAACCAGACTCAGACCCCCCGCGTTTTTAATATCCTGTAAGCTATTTTGCTGTAGGGGAGTAGGTTTGTTCTTCCCTGCTTTACATTCAATACCAAAGAAATGTCCTTTGTAGCATCCCACTATATCCGGTATGCCACCTCTTCCCCAACCACCTGTTACGGGGTAAAAATAAAATGCCCCCAACTGCTTCAACTGCTTGGCGACAACCTTTTTAACTTTGGCTTCAGGTGTCATTGCCATCAGGCTTACCTTTTTCTATCTGTTCTCCCCGTTGCTCCAGAAACGCTATCATTTTTGAATGATCCATTAACAAGTTAAGGAGCGTAGACCTTTTAATAGTCACGCTGGTTTTACGTCCTTTATCCGCAACCAGATGAGCGACTCTGAATGTTTGATCATTGGTGTAAAGTTTCATTTTTCTTCCTGATCAGGCATGACACTGGTTTCAGA